ACCTGTTCTTCTCTTAGGATTCCTTTCTGGGGGTGTACATTGATGTTTAGGTTTAACTTCAATAATATACTTCTTGATACTACCATTTTTAGTACGAACTTTGATATAGAAATCAGGGAAATATCTATGATAACGACCATCCCATGGCGATACATAAGGAATGACTAATTCTTCACTACCCCATTCTATAATAGATTTAGTAGTATCACAGTACTTCATCATCTTCAATTCCCATGAAGAACGATACACTATTTCTTTAATATCACCTTGATACTTGGTAGGATATTTCGGTTTAAACTTACCTTTATATGTCATAATCGTTATAAATACTTTAAATTATATAGGACTATTTAGACATGCCACTAGACAATTTAAAAAATGTAGGTAAATCCATAGCTAGAGGGATAGTAGGTAAAAATCTAACGAGAGTAGCTGGTGGTATCGCTGGATTAATAGGTGGACCTAATAGAAAAGATTCATCAGACATATCACCATTAAGAAGTTCAACTTCAACAACCACTTTATCATTTCCACTTGATAATACTAATGTAGACCCATCTTTAGGTAATCATGGACACTACATGATGTTCTTTATTAATGAACAAGAAAGTGCAAAAGTAAGATTTGACAATATGCAAGATAAGTTATCAGTAGATGGCGAAACATTAGGCACAAGAAATTTAAAAAGACATTTAGAAAAGAATTTGGGGTTTACAGGTTCTTTCGATAAAATATTTGATAGTAAGACTGGTAAGTTTAAAGAAAAACCAACTAAACTACAATCACAAGCTTTTGACGGAAAAAACGGACCTGGTCAATACTTATTTGGTAAAGATTCTGCAAAATATAAAAAAGGTTTTGGTGGAGCAGCTTTAAAAACTGGTGATATTAATAAAACAGGTTACACTTCAAGAAAAAATCAAAAACAAACAATTAGTATTGAAAGACCACCAACAAGAAGATTAGACACATGTATCACCATGTATATGCCTGCTGAGGTAAAAGTAAACTATAAGGCAGATTACAGTGACACAAAAATAGGAAGTGGAACACAATTAGCTTCACAAGTTCTTGGACAAGTTGCTAATGGTGCTTCAATATCTGCTGGAGCTGAAACTTTAGGAAATCAAGCTATGCCTACTGTTGAAGCAATTGGTACAAATGCTTTAGGGGATGTAGTGGGTGCTATACCAGTATTTTCTGGTGCTAAAGAAGCTTATGAAATGAATTCAGGTGTTATTTTAACTGATAGAATGGAACTTGCATTTAAAGGTATAGGTAAAAGAACTTTTTCATACACATTTAAAATGATGCCAAGAAGTGAAGATGAAGCCAATGAGGTAAAAAGAATTGTTGATATGTTTAAATTTCATATGTTACCTGAGATGACTTCAGGACAAAGAGGAAGATTTATGAGTTATCCATCAACATTTGATATTAAATATATGTTCTTAAATACAGAAAATAATTATTTAAACAAAGTTTCAGAGTGTTATCTAGAAACTATGGATGTAAATTATGGTGGCGATAGATTTAGAGCACACAAAGGTAATACTACTGGCGCCCCACCTATTGAAACAAGTATGACTTTAACCTTTAAAGAGATAGAACTTATCACAAGAGATAAAGCAGCAGATGGATTCTAATTATGTACTTTGATAATTTTCCAACAATAATATACGATTCTGAAAAAGAGGGTGAATATAAAGATGTTAAGAATTTACTTAGGCGTGTAGGTATTAGAGCAAAAGTAAGAACTAACACTTTACTATACGATACTTACGATATAAGAAATGGTGAAACACCAGAATCTATTGCACATAAACTTTATGATGATGCTGAATTACACTGGGTAATTATGTTAGTAAATAATATTACAGATAGATATCATGATTGGCCAATGACAGAAGCACAGTTTTTACAGTTTATAAAAGATAAGTATGATGATGTTAATGGTACACATCATTATGAAATATCTCAAACCTCTGGTAATACATCTATTAAAATAGATATTGGAACTGATAATACCAATTATTCAAATGCAACTCTAATTACTAATTATGAGTATGAACAAGAACAACAAGATAGTAAAAGAAAAATAAGACTATTAGACCCATCTTACATAGAACCATTTGTTGAAGAATTTAAATCATTAATGAATGAATCAATAATATAATGAATGGTATAAGAAACGCTGGAGAGTATATACTCACTGAACTAAAACTATTTACTAGCACTGGTGAAGTAATTAATTTAAATAGTAATTATACATTACTTGACATATATGAAAATATGTTTTCTAATGGTTTAACTGGAACAGTAACAATTATAGATACAAATAATTTAATTATGAATGCACCTATCATAGGACAAGAGTTTTTGGCATTTAAAATAATGACACCAGGCCTTGATAATATACCAATAGATTTTACTAAGCATGTTATGGCAGTATATAAAATAGATTTAAGAAAATCTAGCAGAGGTAATGAGGTGTTTCAATTACATTTCTGTTCACCAGAATTATTGAGAAATAATAGAGTTAGACTTTCAAAATCATATGATGGTAATATAAGTGACATAGTAAATATAATATTAAAAGATAAAAAATCTATAAACACAAAAAAAGAATTATTCATTGAATCAACTTTAGGTAACAAAAAAATAGTATCACCAAATAAAAACCCATATTCATTGATTAAAGATTTAACAACTGATGCTATCGGTGAAAATGGCTCACCACATTTTGTATTTTTTGAAAATTTAGATGGAATACATTTTAGAACCCTTGATAGTTTGTATAATATAGGTAGTGTAGGTGATTTTACAGTATCAGATAAGGGAAGTATTGATTTTCAAAAAGGTGGTATAACTAACATAGAAGAAGAATTAAAAAGAGTATTAGATTATGAAATAACTTCTAATAATGATACAAAAAGAAATATTAAAAGTGGTATGTTTGCATCTAAAACTATATCACATAACATATATCAAAAAAACTTTGATGTTAAGACATATGATTACTTTGATGACTTTGATGATTATGGTAGAGTCGCTAGTGGGGGTAGTAATTTTCCTATATACAATAAAGGTGCAGTAGATTTTGCAAATAAATTAAGTGACTTTAAAGATGCTAGAGTATACATGCATAGTACATCAAAAGATACAAATGGACTTGATACCCAACATTACATTGAAACAAGTACAAATTATACACCAAATGATATTGAAAAAACCATTGCACATAGAGTATCTAAAAATTCAGAGTTAGACAATGGTGTTAAAATTAATATGCAAATAAATGGAAATACAACAATTAGAGCAGGGTCAATTATAGATTTCGAATTACCCCTTGTCGGCACATCACACACAGATGATAATTATGATGTCTATCACTCTGGTAAATTTTTAATAACTAAAGCAAGACACTCTTTTGATAAAAAAGGTTCTAAATATTCAATATATATGAGCATAGTTAAAGATTCATTTAATAAAGAACTGCCAGATGGTGGTTCAGAAGCACAACAACCAACAGGAGGGCAACTATAGTAAACTATATCATGTATAATTAATTAACAATTTGGAGTTTTAGAATGACAAACAAATACAAAAACAAAATTAAAAACATGAAATTTTTGAGTCAAACACGAACAAGGATGATACCTGAAAAACTTGACATAAATAAGTTAAAAGAACACTATAGAGATAAAGAAACAAATGAAGAGCTATACAGATTTACAAGAGGGGTTGTATGACCCAAATATATTTAAGGCATTCTTTCTAGCTGGTGGGCCAGGTAGTGGTAAGTCATATGTAGTAAAAAAGTCTACAGGTGGAACTGGTCTAAAGATTGTCAACTCTGATGATGTCTTTGAGAAATATTTAAAACAAGCAAAACTTGATTTTAAGATGTCTGCAACACAAGGAAAGGCTAGAGATGCATTAAGAACTAAAGCAAAAGTAATAACTGCCAAAAGAAAAGATAATTATCTAGAAGGTCGTTTAGGTTTAGTTATTGATGGCACAGGTAAAGACTTTAATAAGATATCATCACAAGCAGCAGGACTAAGACAACTTGGTTATGATACACACATGATATTTGTAAATACAACATTAGAAGTTGCACTACAAAGAAATCAAGAAAGAGATAGAACAGTGCCAGAAAAAGTTGCAATTGATTCATGGAAACAAGTGCAATCAAACATAGGTAAATTTCAATCATTCTTTGGGCCTAAAAACTTTATCATTGTGGATAATGATGTGCCAGACACAGATGGTAAATTATTCGACCATGTATTTAAAAAAGTACAAGGACTACTCAGAAAAAAAGTGGACAACTTTATTGCAAAAGCTTGGATGGCAAAAGAGCTTAGACTGAAACAGAGATGATGTTAACACTCACAGTATTATTATTCCTTATATTGGGATTTGTATTAATCATGCACAATCGCCCAGATTGGTGGTCTTCACTTACTCATTGGTTACATATCAGAACTTCTATGTTAAGACCAGAAATCAGTATCGTAGAACTAATTATATTAATAGGTGTATTACTCATATTATTTAAATTATA